AAATAATCGGAAGAAGTAGGTCATATTTTCTTCAAATATGAAAAAGAAATAATGACCCACTGGTATAGAAGTCGTACCCATTCGCGAATTGCAGGAATTTGCGGAGGAATCGCTGAGATATGGAACATCGATGTCACCATGGTGCGATTTGTGTGTGCGATGGCGATTCTTTCAACCTTTCCTATTATTTTCGCATACTTACTCGCATGGTGGATTGTGCCCCTTCAAGGAGATACCCATGATGTTTCTCATCCTCGCGGCGGCACTCACGATGCATCAACCGCCCATAACAAAACTTTTCTTACCGAAGACGACCCCTCGCGACACAAGCCATAACTACATCGTCATTCATAATGATGGGGGCAATCTGAACTATAAGGCGACCCGATTGGTCCTGCGCCTTCGCGGATTGTCCTATCATTATTTTATTGCGCGAAATGGAAAAATTTATCAATTTATGGATATCACACGGATAGCCAAGCATGCAGGAGTATCGGAGTGGCATGGCCTAACGGGGTGGAATCTGTTTAGTATTGCCATTTGTTTACAAGGTACCAGTTATACCGATTATACCAAAGCGCAATATGAGAGCTTGACAAGCCTCGTGAAATATATTAATATACGGTATCCGGATAGTAAGCAAAAGCCCATTTTGGGACATTCGGATATTGCCGTGCCCCATGGCAGAAAAGATGACCCTAGTGAACACTTTGAATTATGGAGAATTTTGAATGACACCAGTAACAGCAACCGATAAGCTCAAATTTTTGGATGCCTTGAAGTCTATCAGCGCAAGTATGAGTCGTATTGAGGCGGAACGTGACCTTATCAAGCACGAAAAGGATGATTTGTGCGATGCCCTACAATTGAATCGCAAGCTGGTCAATAAGCTGGCGCGTACCTATCACAAGGGCAACTATACCGAAGAAGTAGAAATTCAGAAGGAATTTGAAGATTTGTATCAATCCATTCTCACGAAGACGCCATGAGTATTAAACTTGATTTTGATGATGTCCTGATTGTTCCGCAATTCACCGATGTAACGTCTCGAAGCCAAGTGGAATTGAAGAGAACTCTCCATGGACGATGGGGGTCTTCCATCACAGGGGTTCCGATTGTTGCGGCGAACATGGATGGTGTTGGAACGTTTCGGATGAATCGCTCCCTTGCCCAGTTTGGCATGTTCACGGCAATTGTGAAACATCGGACATATGAGGAATGGAACACTGAGATGGTAGCAATAACTGAACAACATCGTGGTGTTGAGAATAATTTGTGCATCACGATTGGAATGACGGAGGGAGAATTGCAGAATGCGATAAAAATTTCTGCCTTACTCAAGAGTTTTCACGTAGATACGCCCAAAATTGTAATTGATGTGGCCAATGGCTATATGAATCCATTCTATGATTTCGTTCAAAAGGTCCGTGATGCCATTCCAAATGCCTTTATCATGGCAGGAACTGTGGTCACGGCGGAGGCAGTTGAGCGAGTTATCAATTGTGGGGCTGATATCGCACGAGTTGGGATTGGAACAGGCGCCGTGTGCACGACTCGTCGGGTCGCAGGAGTCGGGTATCCTCAATTTTCAGCCCTTATGGAATGTGTTCCTGCCGCTGATAGCGTTGGTGGGGGTGTTATGTCCGATGGAGGGTGTGTCTTTGCAGGAGATTTTGCAAAAGCGTTTGGTGCAGGAGCCGAAATGGTGATGGCAGGAAGCATTTTTGCGGGTCATGACGAGTCGGAGTGTGAAATTCGCGATGGAAAAGTGACATTTTATGGGATGAGTTCGCGAGTTGCCCAAGAAACACACGGAACTCTTCAACACTATCGTGCTTCGGAAGGTCGAGTCGTGCAAATTCCGTATAAGGGACTGGTCGAACACACCGTTATGAACATTTTGGGGGGAATTCGCTCGGCGTGTGCCTATGTCGATGCCCTAAATCTTCAAGAATTTGCTGAACAAGCACATTTTATTCAAGTAAACAAGCAATTGAACACCAGTTTGGAAAAATATACGATTCAGTGATGCTAAATAGTGTTATATACTAATCTTGAAGAGGTGTGAAGATGGATAATAATCACGAAGAGTACAATCAAGCGTTAGAAGATTATGCTAAACAGCGAATAGAATATGTTTTTTTAGACATTTCCGAAGAATTAGACAACATTGAACGTACATTAGAGACCGAAGCATCAAAAATTCTTTTAAATTGGGTTCGTGACAGCATTTTACGAGTCTCAGACAACTACAAAATATAAATAAAAATGCCTACCTACGAATACCAGTGCGAGAAGTGCCAACATTATTTTACGCGGAATGTGAGCATTGCAAATCGGAACCAACCGGAGGAAGAACCATGTCCTAATTGTGCCGAACAAGCCATCAAAAAGGTTATGTTAAACGCACCAGCATTAGGCGATGCAGTTCGCTTACGGGTTCGACGCCCTGACAACGGTTTCCGAGAGGTTTTGCAAAAGATTCATGAAAAAACTCCAGGTTCTACCATCAATCACAACAGTAGTTACATCTAAAGTTTTTTCGTTTTCATCGACTCCGATGGGGCATCTTACGCCCCATCGGAGTTTTTCTTTTTCTCCTACCCCACTCTCCCATGTCTCGCAAAAAACGACTCAAAGTTATTTCGAACGACTCGCTCGTATTCTCTCTCGAAGAACAACACTCTAAACACAAAGTCAGTATTGCAGATTTAAAAGAAACGTTTCCCTTAACAGAAAATCAAGAAACATTCTTTAATTTTTATCGGAAGGGACATCATGCACTATTGTTGCATGGGGTAGCAGGAACAGGAAAAACGTATATTGCTCTTTTCAATGCATTTCAGGAACTTCTCCAAAAAAATTCAGCCTATAAAAAAGTGGTGATTGTTCGGTCAGCCGTTCCATCACGAGATATTGGCTTTTTACCAGGGTCCGATAAAGAAAAAGCCGAAGTCTATGTGCAACCCTATGAAGATATTTGTGCTCGCCTCTTTCCTCGATTCGCGGAACGCGCTTATACGAAACTGAAAGAACAAGATTTGGTATCATTTATGATTACGTCCTATGTGAGAGGGCTCACCCTTGAAAATAATATCGTCATTGTGGATGAGGCACAAAATATGACGGACATGGAATTAAATAGTATTATGACTCGTATTGGAAATAACAGTAAGGTGGTTTTCTGCGGCGATTTCCGTCAAACCGATTTGTCCAAGCGGAATGATATGTCAGGGCTTAAGAAATTTATGGGAATTGCCCACCATATGCCGTCATTTCGCCATGTGGAATTCGGAATTGATGATATTGTGAGAAGTTCAATCGTCAAGGAATATATTATTGCCAGAATGCAATATGAGGATATGCTCGTCGCCTCTTGACACCGTTTGACCCCTATAGTATATTACCTATATGAAAACATTCCATTCTATTCTATTTCCAGAGATTAGCGCCACGGAATCCAACGGGGCTCGGTATTATACCACACCTACGGGTATCAAATATCCCTCGGTCACCACCGTTCTTTCTGCCCACGCAAAGAAGGGGATTATGGAATGGCGTAAGCGAGTTGGGGAAGAAGAGGCGAATAAGATTTCTCGCCAAGCTTCCACACGAGGGTCACGTATCCATTCGATGTGCGAACACTATTTGAAAGGAACCACCTATGCAGGAACTTCTACGATTATTGACCAAGAGAATTTTAAGCACTTTACGCCACTTTTGGACAAAATTGATGATATTTATGCTATCGAGGCAGGGTTATTTTCACATCATCTCCGCATGGCGGGACGGGTTGATTGTGTGGCAAAGTACGAGGGGACATTAAGTATTATTGATTTTAAGACGGCCTCGCGGGAAAAACACGAGTCCTATATTCAGCATTATTTTATGCAAGCCTCTGCCTATGCGATTATGTTTGAGGAATTAACGGGAAAGGCAGTCGCGAATACCGTAATTTTGATTTCAGTAGATGGAGATTCTCCCCAAGTCTTTAAGAAGAAGCGGGATGATTATGTAAAACCATTATTAGAATATCGTGACCTGTTTGAACTAAATAATAGGGTAGGATGATAGTAGAACGCTAGAGCGAACGATATGCAAGACGGGAGTTCGATTCTCCCCGCCTCCACTTAGAAGCACCCAGAAGTGATATTCTTCGTAGTAAACGGGGGCGCATGGTTTCGATTGGGTATTCAGTACACTTCAGATGCTATCCGAAAGGCGACTGCCGTAAGCAGAGCAAAAACATTAAATGACACCAATAACATGTCATTCGCTAACTCTTACGCCCTCGTAGCGTAAGCAAGGAAAGCCAAGTTCGGGGGGTTCTCTTGGGAACATAAAACCCCCCATTCTTTTTTCTCTGGAGGGATGATGAAAATTTTTCGTATTTCTGCACTCATCGCTACACTTACCATTGCGTCATTGGCATCGACAACACCCCCCGCCCCATCAACCGTGAGTGTGTTGCCCCGCCTTGATTCCGTGCAAATGCGGTGCTTGGCAAAGAATATTTACTATGAAGCACCCGACGAATCCTATGAGGGGAAATTAGCGATTGCAACGGTCACCATGAATCGCCTACGGTCAAAATCTTTTCCCAAGACCATTTGCGGGGTGGTATATGAGCATAGTAAGGCAGGGTGTCAGTTTTCGTGGACCTGTGGACGTAGAGCGCCATTTAACAGGCTTGCCTTTAAACAATCCGAAAAGATTGCGATTGATGTCTTGACAAAGAACGTGCGACTCGTTAGTATTAAGAATGCCCTATATTTTCATAACACTTCTGTTCTACCAAAATGGGAATTTGCCCATCCTATTAAAAAAATTGGTAATCACATCTTCTATGTCGTAAATACCTATGGACACAAAACTAACACAGGACCCGCCTGAAATTATTACGGTTGAATATCTGATTACTCGCGAATTTACCAACGCCCTAGAGTTTTCGATGTTCATTGAAAAGACCGCACAGCTACGGAACATCAAATGCATGGAAGCTTTATTGGAATATTGTGAGGAAAAGGATATTGACCCTATCGCAATTGCAAATATGATTTCCGCATCACTTAAAGAAAAGATTCGCGC